AGATACCTCCAGAGAAAGTTTCAAAGCTTGCTTCAAATTCTTGCCTAAATGCCATAGAAGACATTGAGCGTTTTGCTGCTTGAATCTCATCTGCTGCTATATAAGGGTTATCTGTAGAGTTATAAGAGAAGGCTTCCCAATCTTCTTCCTTTTGAGCTTCAGTATATAGGTCATAAAAGTGATTCTTCCCGGCTGGCGTACCAATAAAGAGTGCTTCACCGCGCACATCTGCTAGAGTTGGTCTTAAAATCTGTTCCCATACAATAGGTTTCATAGAAGCATACTCGTCAAGCACGACATAAGCAAGTCCCACGCCCCTCAGAGTGTCAGGTCGGTCGCTTCCCTTAAGATATATCTTTCTATCGTTAATTAATGTAAGCCTAGCTGTGTTTTCGTAGGCATCTTTGATTACATCAGCACCTAATTCTTTCAACATACCCCACATAATATCCTTAGCTTGTTGAAAAGTCGGACCAACATAGAACACATCTTTACTTTCTGATTGTAAAGCTTTGATTAAAAGAATCCAAGCAGCTAACCTAGACTTACCAAACCTTCTACCAGCAGCTACTATCTTAAATCTTTTATCTGAGTTAAATATCTCTAGTTGCGCAGGGTGTAACTCTACATTAATCTCTGCCATTTAACCTCTCTGAACGCTTTGCGTATTTCTTAAATGTCTTTTCTTGTATTAAGTATAAATCTTTATAACTATATTCATCGGCTATAGGAGGATATCTTACAGCTTTTAAATTGTAATCTTTAATACATTCTTTAATTTTATCTGGAGTTATCCAATATAAGTTATCTTTAGTAAGGTATGCCCACCAAGCAGCTTTAGTTGTTTGAATACCTGAAGGTTTACCTCCATATTGATACTCAATAACTACATTACCACTTTCATGAGTTTTTCTATCGTTCTTAACTTCTATACCTATACCTTTCTCTGGTATAAACAAATCCCATTCTTTATAATAACCTTCTACTTTATATGCTTTAGGATATTTATAGTGTAGCTTTTTTAATATAAACAACTCACCTTGTTCACCAAAGGCTAAATCACTACGGAAGCTCATCTATAACCTCAGCTACTACAGTATCCTCAGATTTACTTCTTACCTGCTTTGGCTTGGTTTTCTTGGCTTGCTCCTCGATTTGTTCTGTAGTGCCTACATTTATTACAACACCACCATCATGTTTTCTATGGTTTATCTCTACAGCTTTAGTAGTAGGTACAATTCTATCCATACACATCTTAAGACAATGTACATCACCTTTTAAAGCTCTATCTATGATTACTT